TGCCTTATCTTTACGAGCAGTTGGATCATGACGACATGTTGCAGGTGGCGTTTGCGTCAATACACACTAAGATTGTTACAATTGAGACAGTTAAAGGCAACAAGATCGTGATTTACGGCAGCGCGAATTTGCGAAGCAGCAGAAACATTGAGCAAGTGAGTGTAGAGCAGGACAGCGCGTTGTATGACTTTTGTGAAGAGTTTGCAGGGCGTATAATTGAGGCATACAAGACGATTGACAAGTCAAAACCGATACGCGGCAACGAATTGTGGGAGGTAGTGTAATGGCATCAGGCAACGGTGGAAAAGGCGGAAAGAAGTCGGGCGGCACAGCAGCGGGACAACGTCAACTAAAGTTAACTGCGCAGGCTGAAAAGGCTGTTAAGAGCGGCAAGTCCACGAGTTACAGCCCATACGATTCGAGCATCCCGTTTTAATAGATGGTCGCGAACATTCAGAATCTTGTTTCTTTGGCGGACAGAACAACGGAGGAACGACGGAAAATAGCATCAAAGGGCGGCAAAGCATCAGGAAAAGCACGCCGAGAGAAAAAGACCCGCCTAGAGTGGGCCAATTCTATTTTAACGGCGGAATTGACTGACAAGGCTAAAGAAGGCATGAGACCAGTATTGGGCGATGCCGTAGACGATGCTACGTTATGGACGGCTAGCTTGATGCAGCAGGTGGCACAGGCTACAAAGGGAGACAACCAGAGTTTTCGTAACGTCAATGAGATATACCAAGAGATAGAAGCCAAGCAAGACCGACAAGAGGTTGAGAACGATGAGTTTTCAGAAGCGATTGATGCATTCAGCATCAGTCACAAACAGTTAGACATTCTACAATTCCAAAATGACCGCGAACATGACAGTCTTATATGTGACGGAGCGATTAGATCAGGTAAGACATCGTTCATGATGTTGGCGTTTGTTGATTGGGCAATGCGCAACTTCAAAAGTAAAAGCTTCATAATTTTGGGCAAAACAGTGGGTTCAGCTATACGTAATGTGGTTGAGCCTTATATGGCTCTCACATACGCGCAGAGACGTTATAAACTGACATGGGCGGCATCAAAGAGCAGGCTTACAGTGGAGCGCGGCGGCGTGACGAACTACTTCGATGTGTTCGGCGGCGCAGATGCATCAAGCTACCAACTAATTCAAGGTTTCACAGCGGCGGGATGTTTGATTGACGAGGTGGCATTGTGTCATCAAAGTGCAGTCAATCAGGCATTGGCCAGGTGCAGTGTAGCAGGGTCAAAGTATTGGTTTAATTGCAACCCAGACAGTCCACATCATTGGTTTTATCAAGAGTGGATACTCCGAGCCGAGGAACAGAAGGCGTTACATTTGCATTTTAAGTTGGCAGACAACCCAGGCCTTACACGGCAGGTCATTGAGCGATACGAGCGACAGTACCATGGCGTGTTTAAGCAGCGATACATTGATGGCGAGTGGGTGGTGGCGGAAGGCCTTGTATACCAGTATGAGGACAGAGAGTATACAATTGAGCCAGAGGATGTGCCGGCAGGTGGTATGTATTACTTGGGATGTGACTATGGCATCACTAATCCATTTGCATGTTTGTTGATTAAAGTTGCGGCAGGCAAAGTGTATGTGATTGATGAGTACGTGTTCGACAGTCGCGCGGAAGGGCGCAGGCTCACAGATGAGGAGCATTACGTCAACGTTGAAAAGTTGGCAGAAGGGCACAACATCCAGGAGTTAGTCATAGACCCGTCAGCCACGAGCATGAAAGAGACCATTTACAGACATGACAAGTTTGATGTGGTTGATGCAGACAACGATGTGATTGCGGGCATTAGGTCAGTTGATCAAGCATTGGCAAAAGGGGACATTAAGGTGTCAACAAAGTGTCAGGGATTGATTCGCGAGATGGGGTTGTACAGGTGGGACGATTCGAAAGCCAAAGATACAGTGATTAAGGAGTTTGACCACTGCTTGACTGGTGACACGTTGGTTATGACAGAGCATGGGGATGTGCCTATACGTGACTTGGTGGGCACAGAAGGCCGTTTGTGGAGCTACGACAATGGGCCGGTGCTTAAAGAGTACAACGGGTGCAGAATGACGCAGAAGCAGGCCGAAGTATTCGAGATAGAGACCGAGGACGGCCGCAGCATCAAGTGTACAGCAGAGCATCCAGTGTTGACGTTGCGCGGGTGGGTTTGCTGTGCGGAACTGACCACAGAAGATGAAATAATTTGTATCTGATACAATGAGGTATGCCCAGATTGAGAGGAAAGGTGGCATACCTCATGCAGATAGTTTACAGCCAAAATGGCAAATTTGCGGAAATTGACGGTTTGAAATTTACGCGAGACGAAAAAACAGGTTACTACTTGGCGGCAAAAGGTGATAGGCAGCGCAAGCGTTTGCACGTTTACATGTGGGAGAAGCATCACGGCAAGGTACCAGAAGGCATGCAGATACATCACAAAGACCATAACAAAGCCAACAATGAGGTAGACAACCTGGAATGTTTGACGCATCAAGAACACGCCAGAAAGCATGCAGAGGAACGTACAGAAGCCGAATTACAGAGAATGCGCGACAACATCATTAAAAACGTAATACCGAAGGCTAAGGCGTGGCACAAGTCAACAGATGGCCGCGCATGGCATAAGGTACACGGCCGCGAGATATATGCAGCTAGAGAGCCGCAGGAATATACATGCACTATGTGCGGCAAAAGCTTTAGTACGCGCCATGTGTATGGAGCAAACGTTAACCGATTTTGTTCAAATGCTTGCAAGTCGGCGTTTAGGCGTAAGATGGGGTACGACAACGTGGAAAAAACGTGCGAAAGGTGCGGGGAGGTATACATTGCGAGCAAATACAGCAAAACAAAATACTGTCAAAAGTGTAAGAATAAAAAGCATTAAACCCGCAGGGCGTGAGGATGTGTATAACCTGGAGGTGCCAGGCACTCACTGTTTTGTAGTCAACAATGGCTTGATTGTGCACAACTGCGAAGATGCGCTACGCTATTGCTGGTATACATCATTGCGCGACTTAATCCCGGGTTACTTGGATTAGCTATAATGTGGCTTAAAGACGTTCTAAGGACGGTTTATGGGTTTTGTTAATACGTTGCTGCAAAATTGGGGCAACAGAAATAAAAAAGAGATACAAGGCACGACAGCCACACAGCTATTCAGGGATTATCACTACAAAGGCGATGGATATTCGGTTGAAGCCGAGGTTTCAGAGACATTGGCAAATCTGGTGCTTATGTTGTCCACGATGCCGATTAGTGGGGACAATGAGCGCGCTAAGTGGTTGGATGGAGTGGCGGATGTGTTTTATAGAGATAAGGCCAAAAAGCTACTAAGCGCGGCATTCCTTACAGGGGATGCGCTTGTGATTCCGTCATGGACGGGGCGAAACATTCAGAACATTGTAGTTAGTGCAGATGATTTCGAGATATACGCCGCGGCGGGTGATGAGATTACGTGTTGCGGATACATTGTAGATACGAAGAAGAAGAACAATGAGACGTATTCGTTGATTCAGGTGCTTGAACTGAAAAACTACACAGCGAACGATGGCAGCGCGGCGCAGGCATGTGAGTACAGGATGGCAGTTGCGCGTAATGGTGCGTTTGTTGCGGATGGATTAAGCCTATTCCCAGAGTGGGGCGGGAAGTTCGAGCAGGTGTGGAGCGTGCCGAATGTTGACAGGTTACTGATTGGCAGATACAAGTCATTCACGACCAACCCCACAGACTTAAACAACGTTAAAGGCGTGCCGATTTGTTATGGAGCATCAGAGCCAATCAGGGAGATTCACTATCTGCTTGACCAGATGCATAACGAGTTCGGTTTGAGCGAAAAGGCTATTATGGCCAACAAGCGTTTGTTCAAGAAGGAGTTTAGAGGGGACACAGCTTATACAGTGCTCCCATCAGGGCGTGAGCGTTTGTTTGTTGACACATCGGGTCAGGACATGGAGATTCACGATTGGTCACCAGAGATTAGGTATCAAGCATACCTTGATGCAATCAACAAGCAGGAGACATTGGTTGAACGCGCAGTGGGTGTGTCAACGGGAATTATTTCATCAGCCGTGACCGATTGGAATTACCAGAATGTGGACAACGTCAGAAAGTCGCAACAAAAGACGATGGGGTTTGTTTCGTCAGCGAGGGAGCAGGCTGAAAAGTGTTTGAACGATTTAGTGTACAGTTGGAACGTTTTAGCCAACTACTATGATGTTACTCCATTGGGGGATTATGACATCAATTATGCGTGGTCAGATGAGTACATTGAGACATTTACAGACCGCCAACAAGCTATCCTCGCAGGTGAAGCGATTGGTGCCACGGATGCGGTAGATTACAGGATGTTTGTGATGGATGAAAGTCCAGAGACAGCGCGCCAGAGGGTGGAGGAAATTAAGGCCACGCAGCGCGCAGATAACATGTTGCAGATGATGCAGGAGGCTTAAGATGAGACGCACAGAGAGCGCGGAGATTACGATTACAACCGATATTGCGGGGGATGTTGTTAGCAGTCATGAGGTGAGGTTCTCACAGGCCAGAGAGTGCATTCTGACTAAACAGGGGACATGGAGCGGAAACACGCTGACAGTTGAGCTGACGCCAGAAGAGACAGAAGCATTGCAGTGTGGGCGGTTTGATGTGCAGGTGCGCGCCACCATGAAAGGTGGAGCAGTAGTAGTGAGTGATGTTATGGATGCGGTCATCCTTGATGCTATATGCTGACAAGTCTCACATCACAACAGACTAAACTTAACGCTAGTTTGAGCGTGAAGTTTAGTGAGTTGAACGCAAGCATGGAGACATCAGAAAACGCGCTACAAGAGAGCAAAGTGTATACTGATACTCGATTAGATGAGGAGCGCGTTATTTCGGACGGCAAGTATGTGCACAATGATTACGCGATTAGTGGGGGCCTCATTGACCAACTAACCGCTTAAACAGAAAGGCACAACAATGGCAGAGACATATCTCAACGCGACAGGCTTGGCACGACTTTGGGAGCGAATCAAAGGCAAGTTTGTGGCTCAAGAAACGGGCAAAGGACTATCAACAAATGACCTCACAGACGCATTGGTAACTAAAATCAACGGTGCAGTTCAATCAGAGACTGGCAAGGGGTTATTTAGCGGCAAGTACTCTGACCTCACAGGCGCACCTACAGCAGTTTCAAGCTTTACAAATGATTCAGGTTTTCAGACAGCGTCACAGGTAACATCAACGGTTTCAGAGGCCACAAAGAGCCTGGCTACCATCTCATACGTAGATGGTAAGGTGTCCAGCGTTTACCGCGTCAAAGGCACAGTAGACGATAAGGCATCACTGCCAACATCGGGCAACTCCACGGGTGATGTGTACAACACCACAGATACCGGGATGAATTACGTGTGGAATGGTACAGAGTGGGACGCATTGGGTCAGATTATAGACTTGAGCGGCTATTTGCAGAGCAGCGAAGTGTCAGCAATTCCAACCGCTACGATTGATTCCTTGGCATAATGAAATACCTAGACGAAACAGGGCTTAAAAGCCTATGGAAAAAGATTAAAGACCTGGTTTCGTCAACGGCAGATGAAATCAGGGCAGAAGGCGCGAGCCTTGACTTTCCGACTGATGATGAATTGATTGAGTACCTTACAGACGATGATTAAAGACCCGACAGAAAAAAGCACCCAGGACGAACTACAGGACGGCATAGACGCCATTGTTTATGCCGTTTGGGTGTCGGTTGCGGGATTGATTGCGTCGAAGCTTAAACAGGGGCAGAACATCACGAATGTTTATGCAGAATTGCCGAAAGACATGCAAGAGATTACGCGCATATTTCAGAGCGCAAGAGAGCAGGTTGACGCCAAGGTTCAAAGCGCATTTGAGAGCATGGCAGCGGCAAACGATGCGTGGGCGGCGCAATTTTACAAAGCGGCCAATGTGGAGCAGGTGGCCATCCAGACAGACCCGTTGAAAAAGCTGATACTGGAGCGCGGGCTGAAGGAAGCGGCGGCGGCAAGTGATTTGGTTCAGACGTCAGTTGTGGCAATTACAGATGGTGTGACCACACAGACAGTTGAGAGCGCGTATAAGGCAGTGCTAAACACATTTACGGCGAGAATGGTGCAGGAAGCAGAAACAGGCATTACAGCACAGAAAGCATCCACGCAGGTTGTCTCACAGCTAATCCAAAAAGTGAGCGGGCAGAAGATGTGTGTTGTGTATCAGAGCGGGCGCACAATGGAGTTAAACGCAGCAGTGCGTATGAACGTTATGGATGCATACAGGAATTGCTTGCAAGATTTGCGTTACAAACAGGGCGAGGAGTTCGGAGCAAATGGCGTGGAGGTATCGAGCCACGACCCGTGCGCGCCTGACCATGTGGATTACCAGGGCAGGCAGTACACGTATGAAGAATGGAAAACAGCAGAGCAGGGTGCAAGCGGCCGCCTTATAGGCCAAGGTCAAAATTGTACGCACGTAGTTTGGCCGGTAATCGTTGGTGTGAACGCGCGCAGTAAGACAGATGCCCAGTTGAAAGCCATTAAAGAGAGCAGCGAAGAACAGATTACGTTTAAGGGCGTGGGTGGTCAGGAATTGACCAAAAGCCGTTACGAGTGCACGCAGTATCAACGTCAGATGGAGCGGAGCATTCGCAAACAGGAAACAGCGGCGTATCTCAACCAAAAAGCAGGCAATGAGCAGGCAGCAAAGGCATTGAAAGCGCAAGCAAAGAGCGCACGCGCTACATATAAGTCAATCAGTGAGCAAATGGGACTGAAAACGCGACTTGAGCGGACGAAAACATATGTACTATAATGGTTGCACGCGCACACGTTAATGTGCCAACACCCAAGCGCGGCAGGCGCGCTTTAATCTGACTGGAGGAGTTGTTAAGTGCAAGACATCAAAAACATTCTGGCAGGCGTTGAAGGATTGACGGAAGAACAGGCGGAAGCTATCACAAAGGGTGTGACGGACAATTACCGCACAATTTCGGAGACGCAGAAGAAAGCCGAGAAAATCGCAACGTTAGAGCAACAGGTTAAAGAATTGACGGAAGCCGCAAAGGCGGTTGAGGGAAGTTCAGCGGAACTTGAAGCTTTGAAAAACAAGGTGGCGGAGTATGAACAGGCGGAAGCGGACAGAGTGGCCGCGGCGCAGGAGCAGCAACAACGCACATTGTTTGAAAGCGGTTTTAATTCGGCAGTCGGGGAGCGCAAATTCACCAACGATGTGATTAAAAGCGCAATCTTTGACAAGGTTTATGAAGCATGCAAGACACCAGGTGTGGGTGTGGCGGAAGCATTGGCGGATGCGACTAAAGACTTGGAGGGTGTGTTTGTAAACCCGCAACAGGATGTTAAGAAGATGCCGGCACTATCAGACGTTAAAGGGACGTCTGGCAGCACCGACAGTCAGATGCGAGAGTTCGCAAAAAAGCTATTTAGCTAGTCAAATAGTCGGTGGCTGCTAGACCAGATGGAAAGGCAGCCAAAATGGCTAAACTTACAGTTTCAACAAACACAGAGACCCTGGAAATTCCTACATCAATTCAGGGTGATATTGTAAAAAAGATGCAAGAGCGCAGTGTAATTGCTAATCTGTGCGCATCAACACCACAAATCTTTACCAACGCAGAATACATTGTGTTCAGCGAGGAGCCGGAAGCCGAATACGTTTCAGAGGGCGCGGCAAAATCAAGCGCATCATGGGGCATCACACCGGTTGTTGCGAAACCACACAAGATTCAGACTACAATCCGTTTGAACGAAGAAGTTCAGTGGGCGGATGACGACAACAAGCTACAGGTGCTTGATGCAGTGTTCGACAGCATGACCAACTCACTGTCACGCGCAATTGACTATGGCATGATTCACGGCATCAATCCGCTTACAAAGGCATATGTGGATGCGCTTAAGACTGATTCACTGGTCACAGTCGCAAATCAAGTGACCGCAACAGGTGAGATTCAGGCTGATCTTGATAGTATTGCAGATTCAGTCATTGATAATTATGACGTTACAGGCATTGCACTTGACCGCACATATGCATCAGCCATTCGTAAACTACGTAACACAGATGGTGTGCGCTTATATCCAGAGGTTGGACTTGATCTCAATCCGGCAAACCTTGATGGATTGCGTTGTGTGACATCAGGCGCGGTCGCAGGTAAGCGTCTCGCACCAGAGGAGACAGGCATTCAGGCAATTGTGGGCGATTGGTCAAAGATTAAGTGGGGCATGATTCGCAACTTTAGCCTTGAACAAATCAACTACGGCGACCCGGATGGACTTGGTGACCTTAAGCGTTACAACCAGGTTGCATATCGCGTTGAGGGTGTATTCAGCTGGGCAAACCTTGCGCCCGATGCTTTTGCAGTTCTTAAGGCCGCAGCAGCAGCTAAATCAAGCAGCAAATAAGAGTGATGGCCAGTGTTAGTACCATATGAGACATACCTATATTACACGCCATCAGAGGTGGCGCAGATAAGCGAGAGCCAGTACAAACGAGCCGCAATTACGGCAGATGCGTTTGTGTCAGCGCAGACGCTTGGCCGCGCGGAAGAGGTAGAGTACACAAGCTGGCCAGATGCTTTAGTTATGGCTTACTGTCTCGCGATTGATTCCACATATTCAACGTTTAATCAAAGTGGCGAGGTTGTTTCATCATTCAGTAATGGCGTTGATTCATTTACATTCGACAACTCAAAGACAGTGGCGGAGCGTTTGTTGTCAGACGTGCAACCATTGATTGATGCGTTGCCGATTGAGTGGATCTCGCGCGTTGCGAATTATGGTGGTGTGTGCGATGAGGATTGACCCAGAGCAAATATATAGCGATGTGGTGACAGTGTTTAATCGCATCACGCCGGCAGAGAGCGGCGAGAGCAAGGACTATTACAAGGGCACAATTGTTCAAAAGGCTATGTGGTCAGACAAGGTCACACGCACGGCAAATGGTACAAAGATATCAATCGTTAAAAGCCATTTGGTGCAATTGCCGCAGGGTGTGAGCGTGAGGGTTGGAGATTATATATTCCGCGGAGAGTGGACACAGCAGCACGCAACAGCATCAGAGATTAGAGACTTGCAAGACAAGTGCGGGGATAATGCATTTCAGGTTTTAACAGTGCAAGATCTCAAGCATGGCGGCGGGTTTCATTTCGGCAACAAAGGCTTGATGAGGTTTGCTGATTGTATTAGTTGCGAGGGATGAGATGGCAGTAACAGTTGACGTTACCGGAGTGACGAGCGGCGCAGGTGCAGGCATTAAGCGCATCATTTCGAACAGCGCGTTTAGAAAATACGCAGCGAATGCATGCGCAAAGGCAATGCAGCAGTATGTGCCGAAGCGGAGTGGGAATTTGCGCGAATCAGCAGTGGCGGGTGACCTGGAGGTCACATACAACATGCCATATGCGGCAAGGCATTTCTACGGGTTCGGGGACGGCAACAGGACTACGCCAGGGACAATGAGCCATTGGAACCAAGGAGCGACAGTGGCGAGCGAGACAGCACAGAGCATTCAGAAATACATAAAGGGGTTGTAATGATTTCGGGCAAGACACAGGCGGCGTATGAGTGGGCACAAGGTTGGCCAGGATTAGAGCGGTTGAAGTTGAACGCAATAGCAAACGAGAACAACGATGCGTCACTGTCCCCAACATCAACGGATTTAATCAAGACCAAATATATTGATGGAACAGCAGAGCGCGAGTTCGTGTTTCAGCTTCGACTGATTACGAGGTGGAGCGATGGCAACGATGACATCAATTTAGACGCTCAGGAGTTGGCAGACAGTTGGTTTGATTGGGTTCAATCCCAAGATGAGGTGCCAGGGTTTGCAGATTCGCATGTGGAGCCAGCGCAGAACATCCCAGTTTTGAATGCAGTTTTTGAAGATGAACAGATGGCCGAGTATTTATTTCAGGCCACGATTACGTATACGGAGTAAAAGATGAAACTAACAAGAAACCTATTTATTCCGCTAGTTGACGCCAACACAATGAAAGAGGCAACAGGCAAGTCAACCAGCGGCACGGGTTATGATTGGACGCGAATTGACAAGTCAACAATCTTTGATTTGGCGTTTAACCCGCAAGAAGAAACAAACGGCTACATTGATTCAGCGAACGACACAACAACGGTGACGAGTTACCAGCCAGAACTGCCACAGGAAATTATTCTGGACAGTTCAAACCCGCTTTACAACTTGGCATTTGATTTCTGCATGGCATTTCCGCTTGGTTCAGACGCGCAAGTACCATGCCTTCTGGTGTATCCAGATGCGGACGGAAATACCACAAAGGGTATGTTGTGGGAGGAAGCGATTATTTCACCGACTGACCTCAATACGGTTGATGGCAAGCTTAATTTTAGTTTGAAGCTTAATGGCGATGCTAAGACAGGCACGGCAAGCGTGACCGATTCGAAGGTAACATTTACCGCAGATGGCGGCACAGTGACGCAGTCAGTGGATTAAAATATAATCGCTGGTAGCACATTGTTACAGAGGGGCGAAAGCCCCTCATTTAGTATGGAGGACAAATGAAAGTTAAAGCACCGAGTGGAAAAGAATATACGCTTAATAAGTATTCAACAGTAGTTGCAATTGCATTGGAGCGCACAGGCAAAGCAGATGGATTAGAGGAGCAATTTAAGAACGCATACCAGGCGGCATGTTTGGCGGTTGGGAAGGAAAACGTTAAAGAGGAATTGGGCGAGTTTCAGGCGGCGGATGCGCTTCTGCTTAACGATTTCTTTCATGCGATTGATGCGGCATATGCCGAGATGATTGCGGCGCATCATGCAATTAAGTAAGCCATTACCTCACACGGTTGAGTATGAAGGTGTGAGTTATGAGTTAAACACAGATTACCGCGTTTGGTTGCGCGCGTTGGACGCCTTGCAGGAGCAGGGCGTTTTAATTTATGAGGTTTTTGTTGACGTGCCGCCGGATGATGTGATTCCGCAGATTATGCCGCAGATTGAAGAGTTTATTTCACCGCCAGCGGAACTGCCACGAAGTCGTGGAGCAAACAGCGCGGAGATATTGAGTTTTAAGCATGATGGCGCGTTGATTTATGCGGCATTTTGGCAGGCGTATAGTATCAATTTGACTACCGCACAGTTGCATTGGCATGAGTTTAAGGCACTGCTTGCGAACATTCCAGATGATACGCGGTTGGCGTCTGTGATGGGATACAGAGCATATAAGCCGACCAAAAAAGACCATGACGCGGCCATGAGGGAGTTACAGGCGGCGTGGCGCATCCCGGAGGTCAACGAGAGCGAGGAAAAGAGCGAATTGCTAGAATGGGCAGCAAGCAATTTTGATTTCTAAGGCGGTGATTTTATGTCAGATGGCGAGGTTAAGGTTGGCATTGACCTGGACACGTCGAAGGTGTCGGCATCAGCTAAGACCGCGGGGTCACAGATTAAAGCGGGGATTACAGAGGGCACGAGTGCGGCCAATACAGCATTCAGTGGGATGCAGAGCGTGGCCACAACGGCATTTAAGGCTATATCTGCATTAGGTATAGGGTTCTCACTGGCAAATGTTGTAAGCGAGGTTTTGAGCGTTGGTGAGGCTTACGAAACATCAATGAGCAATGTGGCGGCATTGAGTGGTGCTACAGGGGATGCTTATGATGAGTTGGCAGATAAGGCTAGAGAGTTAGGCGCAACAACCACGTTCAGCGCATCAGAAGCCGCAGACGCGTTGGGTTATATGGCATTGGCAGGTTGGGACACTGAGGAGATGCTAGAGGGTGTAGACGGCGTTCTGACGCTTGCACAAGCGGGCATGATGGACTTGGCAGAAGCATCTGATTTGGTGACTGACTACTTAAGCGCATTTAACATGACAGCAGATGAGACGTCACGCATGGTGGACGTTTTAAGTTATACGCAGGCAAACGCCAACACCACAGTTACACAGTTGGGTGATGCATTCGGCAACTGTGCGGCAAACGCAAACGCAGCAGGTTTGGACATTGAGACAACATCAGCAGCAATTGCGATGATGTCCAATCAGGGTTTGAAGGGTTCAGAGGCTGGTACAGCGTTAAACGCAGTATTTCGCGACATGACAAGCAAGATGCAAGATGGCGCGATTGCGATTGGTGACGTTTCGGTTGCGGTGGCAGATTCAGAGGGCAATTACCGTGATTTGATTGACATCATCGCAGACATCACAACGGCCACGGAGGGCATGGGTGCGGCGGAGAAGGCTGCGGCGATGCAGTCAACATTTACAGCGCATTCAATTAAGGGCATTAACTTGCTCACAAATGCGGGCGCAGATGCGATGCGTGAGTTTAGGGATGAACTATATAATTGTTCGGGCGCGGGCGATGATTTGGCCATCACAATGACGGACAACCTTGAAGGTGACATGAAGGCGGTTCAGTCGGCCACAGAGGAATTGTATCTGCAAATTTATGATCAGCTTGTACCAGCGTTAAGGGCAGGTGCACAGACGCTCACAGGTACGGTTTTACCGGCATTACAGAGTGCCGTGCCGATGGTGGGCGAGTTCGTTACGAATTTGGGGCAGTTTAAAACAGAGATTGCGGCAGTTGCCACAGGGTTTATTGCGTGGAAAACAATCTCGCCAATTTTGACCAAAATACAAGCGGGCGAGTTGAAAATACAAAAAGCTTGGAGTGCAGCCAAAGCCACGCTTACAACCAACAGCACGCTTTACGCTAAAAACGCACTAAAGCTAAAAGAACTCAACACAGCAACAGAGACAGGCACCACAGCCACAAAGGCGCATACAGTTGCAGTCAAAGCGCAAAGTGTGGCATTAAAAGCAGGCAACACAGCCATGACAGCCGCCAAGGTGGCAGCCACAGCATTGGGTTCAGCGTTAAAGACAATTGCGCCGGTGGCCATACTAAGCCTGGCGGTTGAAGGCGTTACGAAAATAAGCGAAGCATTGAGCGATGCCAAGGAAAAGGCAGAGAGCCTTACTAAAGCAACTACAGGCACAACAGAAAGCATTCAGGCGTATTACGACCGCGTGAAAACAGGCACAACAGACACAAGCGTGGCGGTGGTACACGCCAAGGATTACGCCACGGCACTGTCAGAGGTTCAAGAAGCGGCGGAAGAATGCATTTCAGCACATGAGAGCCTTACAGATTCAATCAGCGATTCATTCACAGATTTACAGGCTCAAAACAGCCAGCTTGAGGATTATGTGTCAATCATTGAACAGTTGGCGGGGCAGTCCAGCCTTACAGCTACACAACAGGGGCAGTTAACAGATGCAGTGAGTGGGTTTAATTCCATCACAGGTGCATCAGTTAGTGTTATAGACGCACAGAATGGCGTTCTAAGCGATTCTGTGGAGTACATCAACATGGTGGCTGATGCGTGTGAGAAGCAGGCTGAAAAGGCAGCGTTGGCGGCTGCAAAACAAGAGGTCATGACGCAACAGTTCAAAGATTTGGCTGCGTTAGCGCAAGCTGAACAGGCGTTGGCGAAAGCGGAAGAAAATCTGAACAGTACGGCGGGTGCGAATGTAATTGAGTTTCAAAAAGCAAAGAAAGCATACAAAGGAGCACAAGAGGTAGTTGAAGAATTAACAGCCGTTACCGATGCTGACAGTGAGAGCCTTGAGTATCTCAACGAGAAAGAGAGCGAACTTGCGGAGGTATCACTTACGACAGTAGATGCGTTAAGCGGACTTGTGGAAGGTCAGCAGGCGTGGAGTGATGCGCTTACTAATTCAAGTGTGGGTGTGGATGAGTTCTGCCAGAACCTAAGCTTGATGGGCATCTCAACGCAAGACCTGACAGAGATCATGGAAACAGAGGGTCAGGATGGTATCAATGGGTTTGTTGAAGCATATAAGGGTGGAACAAACGACCTCATAGCTTGGCTACAGGAGCATGGCTATGAGATTCCGCAGGTTTTGAGTGAGCAGATTGACAGCGGAACAGACGCGGTGGCCAGCGCGGCGCAGGACAATGTGGACGCTGCACAGAGTGCTTATTCAAGCTTGGAGGACAGCGCAGGGACATCAGGAAGCAAGGCGGGCACGAGTTTTGCCGAAGGGATTAGAGGTAAGTCCAGCGATGCGGGAGCGGCGGCGGAAACCAGCACCAACGCAGCATTAAACAAGCTAAGCACG